TCCAAAACGCGAACTTTTCCTTCCGGTAATGAGACGCGCGTCGGACAAATTGCATAGATAGATCTGGGAGGGACGTTTTTTGGCTCCCTCCAAGGTCTTTTCTATGGAGCACAATCATCGACGCTAATTCTCTCGCCTCTCGTCCCTTCGAGGACGATCTGCCGTGCGATGCTGCATCAGTTCGGCGGCGGTCTATCGCAGTCATTCTCCTCCGAGGCATCCGTCGTTGCATCGCCGCCGATCGCGAATTGAATGACGATCTGGACTCTGTATCGGCCCAGGACGAACCTGTTTTCGCCAATCTCGGAGACTCTTTACCCGAGCCGCTTGATTTCGTTTCCGACAAACCCCTCTCTGTGTCCGACGTCTCCGAAACACCGGGTTTTGGACACGATCGAATCATTCAAGAAGGAGGTAAATCGTGAGCAAAGAAGCGAGAAACAAAGACGTCGCGGCCCTGCTGGCCAGAGGTGTCATTCGGGTAAAGAAGCAACCACTGGTGGCCAAGGCAATCGAGTCGCAAATGCCAGCGAAGCATAACGTTAGCAACATCTCGGAAGATTCTGTCAACCACGATTCACAGGTTTCGCAGGACCAATCGAGAGACGGAGGTGACGAATGAGCCCACACGTCACCATCGAGATTGCAGAGTTGCAGAACAAGACGGTCAATCAATTGGTCCAACGCTACGAGCAGGTTTTCAACGAAGAATGCCGGAGCCGTAACAAGCAGTATCTGATCCGGCGCATCGCCTGGCGACTACAAGCCAACGACGAAGGTGGGCTCTCTCGCGCAGCTCTCAAGAGAGCAGCAGAGCTGGCTGAGGATGCGGAGACGCGAGTGACCGCCCCACGCAAGCACAGCAACGACGGCGTAAAGCTCGTCGTACCTGAACCAACTGCGTTTGTGGACTGGGACCCTCGCTTGCCCCCACCCGGCAACATAATCGAGCGGCAATACAAAGGCAAGATGATCCGCGTGATCGTTCTGCAAGACGGTTTTGAATACGAAGGCCAACGCTACAAATCGCTGACGGCGATCGCGAAAGAAGTCAGTGGCTCACACTGCAACGGATTTTTGTTCTTTCGACTTGGGAGGAAAGCATGAGCAACAAACCAACACCACGGCCCAGAACGATTCGCTGTGCGATCTACACTCGCAAGTCGACCGAAGAAGGACTCGATCAACAGTACAATTCGCTCGATTCGCAACGCGACGCTGGTGAGGCGTACATTCGCAGCCAAGCCAATGAGGGCTGGGAACTCGTACCCGATCGCTACGACGACGGAGGCTTCTCCGGTGGCAACATCGAACGGCCAGCGCTGAAGCGGTTGATGGAAGACATCCAAGCAGGCAAGATCGATTGTGTGGTCGTCTACAAGGTCGATCGACTCAGCCGCTCGCTTCTCGACTTCGCCCGCGTGATGGAGACGTTCGACAAGTTCAGCGTCTCCTTCGTATCGGTGACTCAGCATTTCAATACTACGCATTCAATGGGTCGGCTAACGCTTAACATCCTGCTTTCGTTTGCCCAATTCGAACGCGAGATCATCGGCGAACGCATCCGCGATAAACTGGCTGCCCAATGCCGGCGTGGGCAATGGACTGGTGGCTATCCGGTTCTGGGCTACGACGTCGACCGTAGCGAGCGAACTCCCAAGCTGGTGATCAATCCTGAAGAAGCCACCAAGGTACGCCGCATCTTCTCGCTCTACCTCGAAATGAAAAATCTTCTCCCGGTGGTAAACGAGCTCGACGAACGCGGTTGGACCAACAAGCTTTGGCATTCGAAGAAAGGACTGCCAAAAGGAGGCCGCGCGTTCGACAAAAGCAGTCTGCATGCGCTTCTGACCAACCCCATCTACTGTGGAAAGATCAAGCACAAGACCGATCTTTACCAGGGACAGCACCAAGCAATCGTCGATCAAGAAATCTTCGATCGCGTTCAAGCACAGCTGCGTGAGAATGGCTTCAACCGTGGCAATCGATTGCCAAGCAAACATGGCGGACTATTGAAAGGGCTGATTCGTTGCCCCAACTGCAACGTTGCGATGGTTCACAACATGACGAAGCGGAATTCGATCGTGTACCGCTATTACACCTGCGTCCGAGCGATCAAACGCGGTCGTCAGGCTTGTCAGCATCCGTCACTGCCAGCGGGCGAGATCGAAGCCGCTGTCGTTGATCAGGTTCGGGACATTTCCCGAGACGCCGGGCTCCGAGACGAAATCGTTCGCCAAGCGATGTTGGCTACCCAGCAAGGCAGAAAAGAGATTGAGGCACATCAGATTCAGCTTGGCCGGCAACTCGCGCGGGATCACGGCGAGATCAGGCAACTAGCGCTCGACGAACGACCTGGTGGCCAGGTATCGCATCGCATTGCTGACATTCAGGAGCGAATCGAGAAGGCTGAGTTTGAACTTGCCAAAGTGAATCGACAACTCGTCGACTTGGAAAAGTATGAGATGTCCACACAGGAAATCGAAGACGCCCTAATCGACTTCGATCGCGTCTGGGACGCACTGACGACTCGCGAGCAATCCCAACTGTTAGCGCTGCTGGTCTCAAAGGTCGAGTTCGATCAAAGCGATTGCACGATCGCGATTACATTCCACGCCAGCGGCATCGAGACGCTGGAACAACAATCACAGGAGGTTTAATGGTCACCGTCAAACGCAAACTAAATGTCAGTATCGCCTCACGAGGCCGCATCGCGATTCGTCCTCACGATCCCAACGCGGAACCACCGCGACCAAGGCCCACCAATCGCACACCTCGTATCTCCAAGCTGATGGCCCTTGCCATCCGATTCGACGAAATGCTCCGCAATGGCGAAGCATCCGACACAATCGAACTGGCTCGGCGTGGGCATGTGACTCAGCCACGAATGAGCCAGATCATGGCTCTCAACCAACTCGCGCCTGACATCCAAGAAGCCCTGCTCAATCTCCCAGCGACAAAGGGCAAGCCCAAGATCCACGAGAAGCGGCTCCGCCCAATCGCAGCCATGCTCACCTGGAAAGAACAGCGAGGTGCGTGGAAGCAAATCTGCGACGAGGTTGGGTTCCAAAACGCCGTTGTGGAAGAGTCTGTCGATCAAGTCTGAAAAAATATTTCTGCCGGTTTTTCCTGCTGAATCTGAACAATTCAGAAAATTTCCATTTTCGCATGACCAGAGGTGTCAAAGAGGTAGCGTTCAATACTCCCACTACATTACCTAAAGCTAGCAATTTGGAGACGCTGGTCTTTAACGAGTCCCATGGATGCGTTTCAACATGAGTGGAAGTTTAATCGCCTATGCCTACTTACAACCCCAAACAACTCGGTGAGCCAGAGGTCATCCGAGAAATCAATCCGACTGTCCTCTTTGCATTCTTGCAGCCATTCGAAGGCTATCTTCGATCGCGTGGACTTGTGATCAAGAAAGAAGGTCGAATCGACAACGCTGCCATCGAGAAGTTGGTAGATATCTTGACCAACCCTACGATGAAAACGCCACAAGCACTGCTGAATGCAGTCTTCTATGTGGAAGAGATGGCCACGCCGTCTGCCGCTGACTTACTGTTGAACGCAGCGCAGCAAGCTGGGATGCCCTTTGACGAAGAGGGTAAGCATTCGCTAGCCGACATCGTCATGCAGGTGTGGTTGTTTGATTTGAAGATGGTCGAAGCCCAGCATGCTTGGCATACTTGGAAAACGCCCAGACGCATGGAGTGTTTCCAGCCTGCAAATCTTACTGGTAAAGCACCAATCACCATCACGGAAGATCGATTGGCCCAAGCAATCAAGGACGCCGGCGATTGGTTTGCCAAGCACAATCGTGGACGCAAGCTGTTCATGACTCCACGCTTCGTGGACAACGAAATCCAAATCAGTATTCGGCGCGGCGATCCGTTCAGCCGAAAATCGACGATCGATGACGATGGCATCGACACGATCACATTTCGCGAGGCACGTAAAGACTCCATGGTCTATTGCCTGAACGACGAAGTTCTGATGCTTAACTCAAGCCTCAAGAGCGCGTATCCAATCTACTGTCGAATCTTCAGCAAGTTGCTCTATGACAATCCCGACCATTTTGGGCTCGTCACGCGATATACGTTGGCACCGCTGTCGGAGCTCGGTGAAGACGCTCTTTCTCCAGGTGAGATTGATGCAATCGAAGAAATCGTTCTGCTGAACTATCGAGTCCGCTTGGGAGGACCGTTCAATAGTTACATCATCCATGGAGCTGATGATTACTTCGCAGACCTCAAGTGGCGTGGCGGGTCATTTCAGACAGAAGGCTCACTGGATCGTGCGACTTTTCGAATCAAGTACCGTCACGTAAAAGCACCTCGGACGCTGACACTGTATGCAGGAAGTTCATCGTCATACACACGCGATGAAAATGCTCATTACGCAGAGCAATGGATGGTTCTGCGTGATTTCGTCATGAAGACTGGTGCAAGAGCGGCAAAAGGAGTGAACAAGGATGACCAAGCTGTGGCGAGCTATTGAGGAATCGCCATTGCTCATGGATGTCAAGGATGTTTGGCGAGAGCGGCTTGGGATGGAGTTCGAGCCGCTAAGCCGCTTTCTCGAGGCGACGAAAATCTTCGCAACGCGACTGCCTGGTCGAATGCCATGGTCGTCATTCAAGGTCGTTGAGAACGACGACAGCTTCGTGGCGTTTTGTGAAAGCACTGGCGAATCGAAAGAGGTTCTCCGCGCCGATGTGATTTGCCATCAGCTCAACAGCAGGCAACTCGCAGCGGAGTTAAACGCTGCGCTCAACCTTGGGCGTAAGCCGGAGTGGCTCGACAAAAGTCGCCGAGTGTGGTTCCTCGGTAACCTATCGCTGGAGCTTCAGTCGAGGCCGGTCTACATGTCGCTGCACATTGCGAGCGACTTGATCACCGAAGCACTACACACTGCCGCTGCCCACGCGAGATCGGCGTTTCTATTGTTGGATCTCAACAGCAAACGACGTGACCAAAAGTTTGACGCGAGTGCCAAGATTGTCGATTGCAAGCCAGTTGAGCTCGAGCAACTCTTCAGCGTGACCACTGAGGGTCGACTGTCGGCCAAGTCGAAATCGCGAGAGCTCATTGCAGCGATCCTGGGTGTGACGCTTGAAAGCCGCTTGTCAGGCTACGTCTTCCAGCGCAAAGGAAAACATCGGATGCTTGCGTTCAAGAGCGAGATTGAAATCACATCGGAAACGAATGGCAACTGGTACATCGAGCAACTGCTCGCCAAGCCCAACGTATTGTTCCGCTGTACGCACCTTGAATCGTTGTTGGCCGGTTTTGCTGAGGAGACGTCCACTGGGTCAATCGGTGAAGTGGTCGACATGAAGACTCTCAAAGGCTACCGCGATCGCATGTTGGAGATCGACGAAGAACTTGAGGAAGCAGTCAGCTACAACGATACAGCTCGTCAGGAGAAGCTTGGCAGCGAACGTGAAGCCATTCTAAATCAGATCAGATCTGCCCAAGGCCTCGGCGGACGCGTTCGGCAAAAGTTCGATGCCGAACGCTCGCGGAAGACCGTCTGCAAAGCGATCTCAAGATCGATCGAAGCAATTGAAAAGGTGCATCCCGAACTGGGACTGCATCTGCACAAGTCCATCAATCTCGGCCTTGAGGTCAGCTACAGCCCTGACGTCGTCATCGACTGGTTGTTTTAAAGTCGAGATGAAAACGCGTATTGATCGCCAAAACTAACGGCCTGCTTTCGCGTTTCTGGCAGTTTTCCCACTTGGGAAAACTTGGCTTAGTACGAAAACAGCTTGAGCTGACTTCATCTTCCAAAAAGCTCCTCACGCACGGCGTCCCATGCTTCGCCCTTGTCCGGATCATCAAAGAACACTTGCTCACGCCGCAAGAATTGATTCCGTCTTGAGCTGCTCAATCGAACCGTATCCACCCGACCGGGTGACACTCGGATTTGCAGAAAACTAGGGCAAATTCAGGTTTTCCAAGTTGCGACACGTTCTGTCGCGATGCGACACGACTTGTCGCGGCTGGTCCTCGGTTGAGAGGACGTGAATCGCCCGACTGACCGTTACCTGCGTTTCCGCGAGTCGGTCTCCGGCGCATTTCTGGTAATGGTCTGAGCGGCTGTGGTCATGCGACTCCTCCAACCGGAGGAACAAATTGACTGCGTCTGAATACCAAAGCCAGATGGTCCCCTTCGCGATGGAGCTGGCAAATCGCATCTCGCTGCGTCTTGAACATCACAACTCGCTGACGTCGTTTGAGATAGAGGACATTGAACAAGAACTGCTCACCTACGTTCTCGAACGCGCCTCGCAATTCGATCCTGCCAAAGGAAGCATCGAAGCTTTTGTGACACAAATGATGCGAACGGCCGCCGCTTGTCTCATCCGTGGATCGAATCGGCGACGCAGCAACCCGCCGCCAGGGCGCGTCGTCGACTCGCTGTCGAAGATGGTCGAAGGGCCCGATCGCAAGTCCGAGGAGCTTAACCGTGGGCTCTCTTCCGCCGATGGCACACGCCGTCGCCAGACCGAACCACGCGACCCATTTCGTGACGTCGAGTTGGCTGATGCCGTTGAGCATCAGATCAATACTCTACCCCGCCGCTACCGTCGCATCGCGAGGCTTCTACGAACTCACAACCAAAACGAGATCGCAAACAAACTCGGTTTATCGAAACGAAAAGTTTCGCAGGTTTTAGCAGGGATTCGTGAGCATTTTGCGAGTGTCGACTGGAGTGAATCCGGATTTTCTTGGGACGTCGTTTCTCCAAATTGCATAGCTAGTTCTGGAGAGGACAACGCTTTTCAAACCACCCAAGAATCCAACATGGAGAAATCAGCATGAGCGCACCCGCCATGAGCATCGAACAGCGAGTCACCGTCTCGCTCGCCTTGCAGCGATACCTGCGAGCCGTCGAACGCTTCGAAGCAGCGTCGAACGAATTCAACGAATCCTGCCAAACGATCCGGCAGGCACTTCCTCGTGAAAGCCGATTCGTCGCCAACATCATGCATCAGCACTATTTGGTGACCAGCGACAACGAAGGCAACTTCGAGGTCGAGTCCGTCGACACGGTTTGATTCGCATCCCTTCATCCTCCTCTTCACCACCTCGCTGAAAGATCCGCAGGCGATGTCAACACGACCTTTACCTCATGAACCCGGTGATCGGAAGTGCCTGAAGTGCAACGAAACGTTTCGCTCCAAAAGTGCAGCCAACCGCATTTGCAAGAAGTGCTCGCAGATCAATGCGTCACTGAAATTGAGCGAAGCACAAATCGCTCGCGAACGTGGCGCGAAACGCATGAACGGCAACTTGATCGAAGAACAAGACACCTACGAGATGAATTTCCTGTAGGCATCTCTTTGAGCAAATAAGTAACAACAAATACTCGCATAAGCACTCATGTCCCAAATCATCACACAACCTGAAGCGAACGATAAGACGTTGCTGACCTATTCAGCGCTGAACACTTTTCGTAATTGTCCGCGAAAGTACAAGAACCGCTATCTCGACAATTTGCGACCACGTGAGCGTGCCGAGGCTTTGTCATTCGGTAGCGTGATCCATACAGCAATCGAGCTTTGGTACCGTTCGCCGGATACAGAGTCGCGACTCCCCGATGTCCTCGCCTACATCGACGATGCCTTTGAAAATCGGGTTGTCGATCCGAATCAGATGGTTCAGTGGCATTTAGCAACGGCGATGATCCGTGGCTACGCCGAACGCTACGCAACTGAAGAATTCGAAGTCGTCGAGGTTGAAAAGGAGTTCGTCGGCGAGATCCGCAATCCAGATACTGGTCGGCAGAGTCAAACGTTCCGTATCGCCGGCAAGGTCGATGGCATCGTTCGTTGCCACGATGGCTTGTATCTGCTCGAGCATAAGACGGCATCAAATGTTGATGCGAGTTATCTAGACAAGCTGTGGACCGACACGCAAATCGCCTTGTACTGCTATTACTTGCGGGAACTTGGCTATCCGATAGTTGGCGTTATCTACAACGTGCTGCTCAAGAGTCGGCTTAAGCAAGGCAAAGGCGAAACGCAAGAAGAGTATGAGGTTCGCCACGCGGAACTTGCTGCCAAAAACAAGAGCGGCAAGTCGACTGCGAAACGCCAGATGCCTGAGACGGATGATGAGTTTCAGTCGCGACTGACTGAATGGTACTCACGTCCCGAAGCGTTCCATCGCGAATTCATTTATCTCTCCGAGGATCGTCTGGCTATGTTGCAAGACGAAGTGTGGGAAATCACGCAGCAGTACCTCGATGCCCGTCGCCGTGGCAAATGGCTGCTGAATACCTCGAACTGTTTCTCGTACCAACGACCGTGCGAGTACTTGGCTTACTGCCAGTCGGGATTCAATCCAAACGTCGCTGACAACCTGTACGAGATCGCTCTCCCTAATGAAGAGCTATCTCGTGTTGATTCTGAAGCACCCCAGTTCTGATTTGAAAGGAAACCTTTTCATGACAATGACTCTACCAACCGCGAAGACCAAACCGACTACGGACTTGGCTAAGCAATCGATCTTGCTCTATGGCGTTCCCAAGCTCGGCAAGAGCTCGTTCGCATCACAGTTCCCGGAGGCCATATTCTTCGAATGCGAGCCCGGTCTCAATCATTTGGAAGTGTTCAAGGTGCCGACCTACTCGTGGGAAGCGTTCTTGGAAGCTTGCAAGTTGCTGGCCAAGGGCGATCACAATTTCAAGACGCTGGTAATCGACACGGTCGACAACGCCTTCAAGATGTGCTCGGACTACGTCTGTGCCAAGCATGGCATCGAGTACGAAGGCGATATGGGTCATGGCAAAGGCTGGGCTCTGGTGAAGAACGAATGGCATCGCGTGCTGACTCGCTTGGCCAGCTTGCCTTATGGCTTGATCCTCATCTCGCACGCGGTCGACAAGACGATCGAAACGCGAACGGGCGAATACACCAAGACAACACCGAGCTTGCCCGATCGGGCCCGCAACGTCGTGTTGGGCCTGGTCGACATCATCCTCTATGGCGATTCGGTCTCTCGTAAAGACGCGGCGGGAAACCTCGTCGTCGATCGCGTGCTCCGGACCAAACCTCATCCAACCTATGAGGCCGGCGATCGCACTGGTCGCTTGCCCGAGATGCTGCCACTGGATTACTCCGCCTTCAATTCGGCATTCAGCGGCACCGCTTCGAATTCAACCGCACAGAGCCCTACGCCCGGCAAAGGCACTGCTGCGTCTACTTCCACTCCGGGCAGCACCCCAGCAGGAAAGGCTGTTAAGCAATGAGCGATTACGAAGAATACGAAACCACCAACCAATCCGTTGATCTCACCTCGTTCGATGATGATTTCGCAACAGCGGAAGCACCAGAGTATGACGAGGTCCCCGACGGCAAGTATCAGGCTCGTATCGAGTCAGTGAAACTTGAGAGCAGTCAAAAAGGCGACCCGATGATCAAGTTCGATTTAGAAGTGCTGTCTGGCTCACATGCCGGTCGTCACATCTTCAAGAACTCGGTTATCACGCAAGCATCGATCCCCTATGTGAAAGGCGATCTGAAAACGCTGGGCCTAGAGCTCTCCAAGTTCAGCGAACTATCCGGGCGACTTGAAGAACTGCTCGATGTGACCTTGGAAGTCACGAAGCGGACTCGTGGTGACTACACCAACGTCTACTTCAATCGACGCATTCGTCTCGCGGCGACTTCGAACGGTGAAGTTCCATCATCACCGGACATGCCGTTCTGATCGATTGCCGATTGAGTTCGCACGGGTGCGGCTGGGACGGAACAAACGAATGAGTCGGTGTTAATCGGCCATTCGCTCCGTCCCGGCTTTCTCTCTTTTTACTGAAAAGGAATCAAGGATGGTTACCGAGTTTGATCTCCCCTATCCGCCCTCGGTCAATCATTACTTCAGCTATTACCAGGGGCGTCCCGTTCTCTCCAAGGATGCACGCACCTATCGGCACCAAGTCCGTCGCATTGCGATCGCCAAAGGTATCAAGCCGCTGATGGGGCCAATTGCGATCAGAATTGATATCGCGCCGCCCGATGATCGGCGTCGCGATTGTGACAACGTTCAAAAGGCTGTGATCGATGCTTTGCAACATGCCGGCGTGTTTTGGGACGACTCGCAGGTCGTTTGGCTTCTATCCATCAAGCACGACTCCAAACCGAAGGGCCAAATCAGAGTGCAGATTGGTGATGCAGAATCACAAACGCTTTCACCTGCAATGGAGATCGCTTAGCCATGTCGCAACTCACCCGTTTCAGTCGTCCAATCGTGCGGCATTTGCCGAGTCTCAATCTCGTCGTTCGTTTTGATGATTCGGGCATCGCCATTCGTGCGTATCGCTGTCGTAAATGGAAAAGAGTCACATGGGCTCAGCTCGCCTCTCTAGCTGATGACAACGAACCGGTAGTCCAGTTTTGTGAGACTGATCACGGGTCAAGAGTTTTGAAGGCGATGGGAGTGCGTCTACCGTTGGGTGAAGAACCAAATAAAGGTGGCGCAGCTTGAGTCACCCAGCGATCACTTTATTGACGACGCTGTTCGAGCCGTCAGACCTCATTCTCTTTCGTCCTGTGGAAGCATGGACTGAAGCTGGGCGGAAACTCAGCCGCGTCGACTATAGCAACGTATGCTACCGGCCCGCCAAGGCGACGACACTCGAACAAACGTTGGCTCGGCTGGAAACAAGTTCCGAGTCGGAGCGTACGAACTTGTTTTTTGGCGTCTGTCCACGAGTTGGTAACAAGGGACGGTTCGACCTAACATGGCAGATTCGTGTTGTCCGATGTCTCTGGGCAGACCTCGATGAATGCAATGTTGCTCAAGCTGTTGAACGTTGCAATTCACAGGCGATCCCTGCGCCAACTGCAATAGTTAGTAGCGGCAATGGCGTGCATCTCTACTGGTCGCTGGATCGTCCGTTCCTGATCGATGACGTTGGCGATCCGCCTCCAGTCGAGACGGAATGGTCAATTGGTAGCGACGGACGTAAGAAGCCGAGACGTTACGTTCTTGATGGTAAAGATCGTGTCTTCTTGGATCGACGCCATCATTTGACCAAAACCAGTCAGAAAGCTTTGCAGGCCCAAGACCTACTGATGGGTATCGCAGCCGCGATCAGCGCCGATCATACAACCGACCTTACTCGGTTGCTCCGACTTCCGGGCACGCTGAATCGAAAGGATCAACGCAATGGTCGCGAACCAGTCAAGGCAGAGTTAATCGAATGCGATAGCAACCGGCGTTACTCGCTTGATGCCTTTCAGAAGTTCGCAAGGTCATGTGAAGCCACCAAACGCCAACAGCAAATTGAGGCGATGCCATTGCCGGCCGTTCGTAAGCTATCGGCTGGTAAGTCAGACAAGCTTTCCGAGCTTATCGCCGCATGCACGATAGCCCCTGAAGGCACTCGTTCGGAGGCAGACTTCGCCGTCTGCTGCTATGCGATTCGAAATGGAGTCGCGAAGGATGAAGTTTGGACACGACTGCAATCTGTCGGCAAGTTCGCGGAGCAAGGTCGCCGCTATTTTGAGTTAACCTGGGAAAGTGGCGAGTACGATGTGCGGGCTGCTTTGTGCGATCGCTTGCAGAAGCGTGTGCCAAATGAAAGCCCAGCAGTAGCTGCGCCCTCCGGTGACCAACAGGTAGAAGAGTCGGAAGAACGACGAACCATTACGATCGACTCTCGATCAACGCCTGTGGCCTCGACCATGGACCAGATCACCGAGCGATTGCTCGCCACAGGCTCTTGTTTCAATCGCGTGGAGCAATTGGTGGTCGTGCGAGAGCAATCGATCTCGCCGGTGCTCTCATCTGCGGAATTGACGGGACTGCTCAATCAGCACGTCGAATTCTATTTCGTCAACGACGATGGAGGTGAGTACAAGCCTCTGCCATCTTCCTATGCAAACACCTGGCTCAACAACGTTGGCCAGCGTGAACGACTGCCCTCGATCCGATTGTTCAGCCACAATCCGATCTACACGGAGGACTGGCGGATGGTCAGTCCGGGTTTCGATCCCAAGTCCGGTTTCTACTACGCTGGTCCACATATTGAGCCAGTCGAGGGAACCAAGCACCTCGATGCTTTGTTGCGAGACTTCTGTTGGCGGAAGCCGGCAGACCGCACCAATTACATTGGCATCCTGCTAACGGGACTGCTCGTCTCACGTTTCATCGGCTCCAAGCCGGCTGCACTGTTCAACGGGAATCAACCAGAGCTCGGAAAATCCGTTCTAGCGCAGATCTTGGCAATCCTTCGGGATGGCCATCATGTTGAAACCGCATCGTACAACGCGAACGACGAAGAGTTCGAGAAGCGACTGGGAACAATCGTCCGGCGTGGCGTGACGACAATCATCATCGATAACGCCAAGGCCAGAGGCCGTAATCCAAAGATCGACTCCGCTTGCCTCGAGCGATCAATTACCGATGCGATCCTGTCCTTTCGATTGCTGGGCTTCTCACAAGAGATTCGGGCGGAGAACTCGCATCTGTTTTGCATCACCGCCAACTCGCCTGATGTGAGTCGCGACCTTATCACTCGCTGCGTGGTCATTAATCTTCATCACGAGGGCGATCCAACGAAGCGATCGTTTTCGATGGACGATCCAGAGGCGTACGTTCAGACGCATCGGCTGCAACTGCTTGGCGAACTGGTAAACATGGTCGAGCGATGGAAGGCTAGCGGTATGCCTCTAGCCAAGGTCCAATCGCGTTTCAACAAAAAGGGCTGGGGCAACATCATCGGTGGCATTCTTGAAGCCAATGGTGAACCGGACTTCATGGCCAATGCGGATGACGCTGCCAGTGAGATGGATGACACTCGGCGCGAGTTCGAGGAGCTTGTCACGGCGCTCGCAAAGCACCCTCAAGGTATCTGGTCGGGCTCTGAGTTAACTGACCTTGCGAACAAGAACTTCCTGCTGCAATCCGAACTTGGCGACGGAACTCCACGATCCCAAACGACGCGTATGGGCAAGCTTGCGGGTCGATTCGTCGGCGAGCGATTCAGCCTCGATGACGGCACATACGCAGTATTCAAACGAATCTCCGGCGGGCGACACACCCAGTATCAGGTCTTTCTCGAGTCGTCGCAAAGTGAACGCTTCGGACATGCAGACGTCGAGAATCACACGTCTGCAACGTCTGCAGAAATGGAGCTGTTTTCATGATCAATATCACAAATGCAAATACTAGCGGTCATTTCTATCGCTTTGATTGCTTCCACGTTGGAGTCATGACTTGGGCCTGCAGACGTTTCGGACGTTTTGCAGACATAAAGATTTCCAAACGTCTGCAAGTTTCACCCTGCAAATTCGTTGGTGGAAGCAGACGTTGCAGACGTTTCAGACATTTATCCCCAGTTAGTTATTGGGAGGGTAAACAACGTGTTTTTCTCCGTATGTAGATCGTATAGGGAAACACGTCCGCAACGTCTGCAACGTCTGCAAGCCAACCAAATCACCATTCTCAACCACTCCAAAATCGAAAGTTCCTCTGGCTATGAATGACTGCTTTGACTATCGCCCCACCTTGTACAACGGCGTGCTATTTCGTTCTCGACTAGAAGCTCACTGGGCGTGCTTCTTCGATCAAGTGAATTGGAAATGGGACTACGAACCAATGGATCTCTCTGGCTGGACGCCGACGTTCCGCGTTGAGTTTCCATGTGGCCACTCCGAGTGTCCTGAGTCCCACGTGATTCTGGTTGAAGTACAACCGCACCACGACATCGCGGAGTTCGCTGGCCATCGTTGCATGGACTTTCCATTCGGCGAATGTGGCAGCCCAACCGGCGAAGTTGAGACCATACCTGCCGACGCTTCAGCCGCATTCGGAATCAATCCAGATGTGACCTATTGGGAAATGGGACACGGTGGGGGTGGTGGTGTCGATAGCGTCGAGCCCTGGATCGCAGATGATGTTCACGCACTCTGGAAGTTAGCAGGGAACATCATTCGAGGATGCGAATGGGCAACGCACCAACCAATCCCGCTACCGCGCAAAACGGCGACTGTCGCGACGAGAGACGCAGTTCCGACGATGAGCCCACCCTCGCACACGACGCGTCAGTGCCCCCACTGTGGCCCCCACAACGCCTCATTATTCGCCACCCCATCGGATGGGTCCTCCCCCAAAAACCAACGCGTTCTTGGGCCGTGGGAACAGCCGCGCGATTAGACACAGTTTGTTTGTTTTGTCCGACCCCCAACTCCCTAGCCAAAGGATTGCAATATGACCACCACTGCCCTGCAGATTGAAATGTGGACGCTCGATCGAGTTCGTTCCTACGAGAATAACCCTCGCAACAACGATAAAGCCGTCGACGCGGTTGCGGCTTCGATCAAGGAATTTGGTTTCTCGCAGCCAATCGTTGTCGACAGCGACAGCGTCATCATCGTCGGCCATACGCGTTTGAAGGCCGCGCAGAAGCTTGGACTTGAACGCGTCCCCGTCGTGGTCGCTTCGCATCTCACGCCCGAGCAGGTTCGGGCGTATCGGATCGCCGACAACAAAACCGCTGAGATCGCGGAATGGAATTACGATCTGTTGCCGATCGAATTGTCGGCATTGCAGGAAGCCAACTACGATCTCGGGCTCCTCGGTTTCAACGCTGAGGAGCTTGCAAAGCTGATGGACACCGGCGTCAACGAAGGTTTGACCGATCCGGACGAGATCCCCGAGCCGCCAGACGAAGCTGTCACTCAAACGGGCGATCTTTGGATCCTCGGTAACCATCGGTTGCTCTGTGGCAACTCCTCATCGCAGGCAGACTTGGATCGTTTGCTGGCCGGCGCTGCCATCCACCTCGTTAACACAGATCCGCCTTACAACGTGAAGGTTGAGCCGCGATCGAACAACGCGATCGCTGCCGGCTTGTCGTCGTTTACCAACGATGGAGCAGCTTCGAGACTCAAAGGTGGCCAAGGGAATGCTGCTTCGTTTGGTGTGGACCACGAGACTGGCAAACCGAAGCATGCGGCAACGCACAAAAAGCTTCGTGCGAAAGACCGTCCGTTAGCAAATGACTTCGTCAGCGACGAGGCCTTTGATCAGTTGCTCGACGATTGGTTTGGCAACATAGCCAGAGTATTGCTTCCTGGTCGATGCTTCTACATCTGGGGTGGCTACGCCAACTGCGGCAACTATCCGCCTGTGCTCAAAAAGCATGGGTTGTACTTTTCACAGTCGATCATTTGGGACAAACAGCATCCTGTACTTACGCGAAAAGATTTCATGGGCGCACATGAGTGGGCGTTCTATGGATGGAAGGAAGGAGCCGGGCACAAGTACTACGGTCCTAAGAATGCGACTGACCTATGGCAAGTGAAGAAAATCAATCCGCAGTCCATGTCACATTTGACTCAGAAGCCAGCAGAGCTTGCCGTTCGCGCGATGCAGTACTCGTCCGTTCAAGGTGAGAACGTGCTCGACCTCTTCGGTGGTAGTGGCTCGACGATGATCGGTGCCGAGCAATGTGGTCGCAATTCGTTTTTGATGGAACTCGATACGCTTTACTGCGACGTCATTGCGGACCGCTTTCAACGCTTCACGGGCATCCCAGCGGTCTTGGAACGAACAGGTGAATCTCCGATCCCGATGAAAACGCGAGAGGAGAACATGCGATGATGTTATTGGCGATCGATCCAGTATCGTTCTCTTCGGCTCGTATGCGCAATGGCCAAGACTTGAATGTCGCTCGCGTTCAGCCGGAATATGCAGATGTATGGAAAGCCGATCACTCGTCCGTATTGGAAATCGCGGTGAAGTCGCGAGAATCTTCCGGGATCGGCTTCTATTTGCACCAGGACGTTGGAAATTGCTCGGCTGAATCGCT